TTCAAACGCTATGACTGCTTTTTGTTGTAGCTTGGAGCCTAGCTTAGATGCCGTATATTTAATCTGGTCGAAGTCCTCTCCCTTAACCTTCATAATAATGGAGTCTTCCGCACCATCTTCCCAATCTCCAACTCCACTCTCCATCTCTGCCGTCATCTTCTGCTTTTCGATTATGCTTTTAGCCATCTTCACAGCCTCAGCGTGTTTTGGACTATCTTTTTCCGCAACTGCCTGCGGAAAGGTCATATCTTCCCTAGTATTTGGAGATACCATAATCTCACCACTTCCAGTCCATCTACCGCTCGAATCCCTATCCTGCGATGGGTCGTAGAATGCAATCCTACTTTTTATAGGCTCCTGAATTAGAATAGGCACATAGATTAAACCCTCTTCACTCGCTAGGTTTTTTACTGCGAGGGGTTTTGGTTTGCTTCCGTTCTCGTAGATATATTTTCTAACACTATCAATATCAAATATCGACATAGTCTTTATGTTCCGAGGATGTACCGAGCCGTCTTTTACAAATATCTTAGAAACTGCGGCCATACCAGTCTTGCCCATCATTTGTGATTTCTTGCTTGGTATATTATCTGCCACGCTTTTGAACCCTTCGGCCAATATGCCGATGATTCCTATAAGTTGTTTCCCCCCGATTTTGCTAGTTTTTCCACCACGCAACGCTCCGTATTCCATCGCCAAATCCATTGAGTCCGTAGAATATACTTTCCCGCCACCCCATACCCCTTCCTTGCTTGGTTTAATTCCCTGCTCTCGAATCGACTTTAATGCCTGAGCAGAGGTTCCGTGATAAAGCATCGTTGTCTTCTCACCAGTTTCCTTGCTAGCCCTCTCTGGATTATCTTGTGCCCACTTGGGAGTAGTAGTCTGAGCATTCGAACCCGAACCTCCCGAACCAGTCCACCTCCCGCTAGAGTCACGATCTTGCGATGGGTCGTAGAAATTGATCTGCCTTGAATTATAGCAAAGCGAGATCATCTAAGTTATTTTCCTTCTCTGGCTTTGTTTAGTTGATCTACGACAACCTTTGATCTGGCGAACCCTGCGTCTCCACCCCATCCGTTCCAAGCTTGCCACCCCTTACCCTTCTCATCCCAACTGCTTCCCTGCTTATCGACTTCGTGACGAGTAAAGAAATTCTTCATACGCCTCCAGCTTCTAGGGGATAATCTCTTGGCATTGATTATGTCTCTTGCCCTAGCAACGCCAACTTGTGTCATTCCCCGCTGGCTAGCTGGTTTCGTCGCACGCACTCGTAGTGCTGACTTTGCGGCTTCAATCATTCCAGCGTTGGGAGATAAATCTATATCACCAAGTGCCTGCATCTCGATAGCGTCCAAGATCATCTCAGCTTCTCTAGTCGTGATAGCCTTCGGTGTTCGCCTTGCTCTGGTTGGAACTTCCTCTTCGGTGTCTTCTTCTTTGTCGTCTACTTCCGATTCATCATTTGTGTTAGGCACGTCTGGCAATTTGGCCTCCGCCACGGAGGGCAATGGGGCTTGGGGCGGAGCTGTCGGCTCAGAGGGCTTAAAAGAGTCTGAAATACTTTCGATAGGGATTTCCATTTCTTGAGCAAGGTCGGTTGCAATGCGAACTTCCTTGGCTCTTTGTCTGATAGATTCCTCATAGTCTTCTCCTTTGCTTCCGTAAATTTCAGTCATTGTTCGGAGTCCAGCTTTGAACTCAGCGATGGCACTCTGTGAGTCACGCCCTACGTCTATGGTTGGGTCGGCGGGATATATCCATTTGCCATTTCTATAGTTAGCACTTGGAGGGATTTCCCCTTTGCTCATTCCGTCTGCGAGCACCAAGTTCTTAACCCTGTCAAAAAATCTATCTTCCATAATTGACTGCCAACGTTTGAAGGTTCGGGAAGCGAGGGACATTTCCAGCCTCACGGTTGGGCCGCCGAGCTTAGAAAGGTCGTAGCAAAAACCGAATGGGAGGTTGAATGCTAAGGCAATCAAGTGAACCATTAAGTCCACATAACCTTGGAAAGCCGATGAGGGGCGATTACTTTCGAACATTTTCATTTCGCTACCCGAGGGCAAGTAGTTGATCTGCGACTTCTGCATCGTCTCGAGATTCGTTAGGTTGCCGTATGCGTCTGTGTTGGCTTGGTTAAAATATGAGGATGGGTCGTCTGCTTGTCCGCTGGAGTTGGCGATGGTCATAATCCGCATCGCCGCGTTCTTGACTGCCATTTGCTCTGCGTCGAGCGTCTCCTGCAAGTCCTTACATTGATTAATGATTGATGCTAGATGGCTACGTCCACGCACTTCGTCGAGCCTCAAAGGGTCATAGATTAGAAGGAAAGACTGAGCGGGAACTATCTGCGGGTCGGTATAAGAGTTACCTTGTGTTCGACGATAAACTTTGTATCCAGTTGTCTTTCCGTTTGGGTCAAAGCAAACTCCCCCGATATATTCTTGGTTAGCTGTCGGCACATCTATGTTCCCACCAATACGATCTGCCTCTACGCTTTGTAGTGCTAAAGGGCTATTTGGGTCTGCGATTCCATTCGAGGTCTCTTGTCTGGTAATTACGAACCCAACATCTCCATCTCTAAGCACAGAGCGGAGGGCAAGGTGTGACAAGGCGTGGAAATTGTGTCGTCCTAAGTAGTCAGCTTTCTTGCACCAGTTCTCCCAATACTTTTCGTAAGCGTCATCTATCTGGTTATTTCCAGTCCTACTAGAGTAGCGAAACTGCCCGAGGGCATACTGACTGAACTTCAAAAGGATGCTACGAATGATTGAATTGTTGTCCTCTAGGTCACGTGCCGCACGTATCAACTGAATGCGTTCGAACGTTGAAGAGAATCCCTCTCCGCCACTTAGTATTCTGGATGGTGCACGATCTGTAAGGGTATACGCACCAGCAAATCTGTTGAACTCCACTAACTTACATTTGTCTGCTAAACGTTTGATTCCAAAGGCGGGATTTACCGAGGATACAATTTTCTCTATGAAGTTCAGGTTGGGCATATGCAAGGATTATACGTATAGTATTTTATATCAACTAGAATCTTCCGCCCCGAGAATAATCAGCATAGACTCTAGTTATCCTAGTCCCTGCCCCTGCAAGTCGATTTAAGGCTGAGGTCGCCTCAAGAATGGTCATCTCAAGCTCGTTTAGGTTCGCCCTTGTAAGTTGCCTTCCTCCAATAGAATACGAAGAACCAGTTGTCAAAATTGCATTGACTGCGGACAACGCATTGTCCCGAATCGTGGTGATTTGGCCTGCGGTTAGCCCGAAAAATACACCTTGAACGCTAGCCATACCGATTACGCTTCTGTCAACTCTTGCGATTTATATTCATCGCCAACTTGTTTCATTTCGGAAGAATCTTCATTTGGTACTGGCATACAACCAAGTAGCATAGCCCCTACTAGATTCATACACTCACAGTCTCTTAAGTGATTGTCCTTGTGTATTCTATGCCAAACTAGTTTAGTACGCCCCGAGATGGGGTTGTACTTAGGCTTCTTGATTTCGCTATTGATATGTTTGTGCCATTCTTCGGGAGTGTCTAAAGGGATAAGCCAAGAACCCATCCTCTTGTTCTTTAACGCTGTGAGGATGTCTTTGATGGTCGGGTTTGACCAACGAATAACTGGACATCTCTTTTTGGATAGCCCTTCGGCTTGAGCCACCCTACCAGTTCCGCTTAAGGGGTCGCCCCATTGAAGGGCGGAATAGGGGCGATTGATGCGGGAGGTCGGAGTTACGTGTGCGAAAAGGTGAGAGTCGGAGCCGAGCAAGCAAGTCCACCCAAACTTACAAGCTTGATAGTAAACGTCTCTGGTCTGATCTCCGCTGTCCACAAAAACCATTTTATCATCCACTTTCCAATCTAACTGCATAACCCTTAGTGCGTCCCACGTCTCCAGCCTTCCACACCACTCCAGCCTAGAGGTTCCGTCCAACTTCCAAGCCCGCACCACCACCCACATATGAAAGCCCTTGGCTTCTTGGATGTCCGCCGAGATTATTCGCCTGTCGGCTTCTGCCCATACCTCACCCATCCTATACCCGCTACCCTCAACTTTGTCTGTGCTTTCTTCGGGATTCTCTACCCAAGGTTGGGCGAGTACTGAATTGACGAAGTCCTGCAAGCCAACCAAGGATTTCTTGTCGTTCAGAAACTTCACAGCCAGTTTCCCGAAAGTCTCCCAAGGGGAATAGATTCCTGATAGGGAGTAGGATTTTACATTTGGCTCAGGGTTTGGGTTTGCTGGTTTCCATTTGCCCAACCTAAGCATCTTTGTCTTCTGACCATCAGTTATCCTTCCCTTGCACTTAGGGCACTCGTAGTAAGCCGTAGCTCGCACTCTCTCGTTATCCCACGTGCCATCCTCCCCTTTAGCCTCTTTGTCCCATTTCACGTTCGGCCAAGTCAGAACTTGGAACTCGTTGCAATGAGGGCAAGGAACGTGATAGTACCTCTGGTCGCCTCTAAGGAATGCCTGCCATATGTACCCAAACTCTGTCGTTGGCGTGGAGGTTTGAATAGTTAGACTTAAGGGATACGTCCTTGTTCTGGCTTCGGCTAGCTGAATCGCCCCAGCTTCTCTAGATGATGCTTCGGCAAACTTATCAGTTTCATCACAAATCAAAAGTCCTACACTACGTGATGCAAGATTTGCTGGTGAGTTACTGCCAAAAAACCAAAGTGACATACGATCAAAATGTTGTTCCATTATCTTGAACTTATCTGCGTTAGCTGGCTTGTGTTTTGCTAGAGCAGGGCAATCGCTTACCATAGGTTGCCAACGATATTCGGAAAAGCTTCTGGCGAGATTCTCGTTCGGCATAACCCACATTGCGGGAACTGGATTAACGTCGAGCCTATAGGCTAGTCCCGCTAGAATGGTTGTCGTCTTTGCGGTCTGTGCTCCCCAGCAAAGAACCATCGTGCGTGTATGGTCATCCTTGAAGTTTTCGAGAGGCTCCCGAACATATGGGGTAAGAAGAGTTGAGTACGCACCAGCAGAAGAGGATACCCTTTCCGAAAGATATAGATTAGCCTCTGCCCATTGCTGAACTGATAGTGCTTGGCGTGGACTCCAGATATTGTCCACAAACTGCTCTAGGTCTAATTCATTCAATATATTGTCCCTTGAGTGCCTCGCCCTCTGATATAACAGGAACTCCTTTCGGGTAAAGTATTTTCTCCTCGCTCGTCTTGCAAACTACTAACTTAGCAAACTTCAAATAGTCAAAAGCCCAATTTACTAAGGCATCTTCCATTGGCATATTATTGTAAACGATGTCCCTTGCTGGCTTTTGTTTCCAAAGATAAAGAACTCCCTCCCGAGTTACCGAGTAAGACTCTGGAATAGGCGGAGCAATGCCCATCCACGCCCTCGAGCCGTAACTGCCAAGAAGTTGCACTAACTCAAAATTTGCTTGCGGAGTGCTACCTCCTACAAGAACTGGAAAACCCTGCTTAGTGATAAACTTCTTATTAAGTAGCAAGGGGCAAGTATTTGGGGAAAAGAAAAATATATGAGGATACAATCCATTCAAATAGCAATTTTTAGCTAAGATGTAGGTTGCGTCTGAATGTTTGCCGTTATGTTCTCCGCAACATACTACTGCAACCTTATCACGATCAGATATAGAGAGGAGTTCCGTCTCTAGTATTTCTTCTTTTAACATCGTCTAACTCTTTCTTTAGGGTTCCGCACTTGTACATATTCTCTCTATAATAGAATACGCAACTTATTCTTTCGTGGGGAACTCCGATTTTAGGAACAAGAGGGGTATTTCCGTGCCATTCGTGGACATCGCATAAAATTAAATCTCCAGTCCGCATATTTACCGCAGTCCTATATTTCGGGAATACTAGATTGCAACCTTTGTAGCCTCCAGCGGAGAACGCAGTCATACACCCAAACCCTTCGGCAAGGTCTCCAGCGTCCTTATGTACCGCAGTCTGCCAGTTTTTGTTTACTGTTATGGTCGTGAATACACTATTTGGAATTACCCAATCTTTAATTGTTTTGTCGCATCTTGCTTTTTGAGCTTTATATCGTTCTGGAACTAGCTCTTTGAAGGATTTGCTGATAAATTGAATAAGGGGCAGGGCTAACGCAAACTTTTCTGGATTTTCGTTAGTCCACCTAGTTGTACGGCAATACGGCATTCTCGAAGTTTTATCGGTAAAACCTATCAAACCACTTAGAATTGGCTTAGGTCTCTCCCAAACATTGCTTAGTGTTCCATCTTTCTTAACTCGATATCCACCCTTTGTTTGATTCCCTGCTACGACAAAATTACTTTTCACATCTTTCTTAATGTTTCCGCCCGCAGTTCCACGATTATAGGTTTTTGTCGCTCCAGTTCTAAGAGATGGGTAGGCTTGCTTGCAAATTGACAGAGGAATGATTCCCTTTCGGAACTTAAGCAGAAGCTCTCCATTGGGTTTATAGACATCAGTATCCTCGTCTATGATATGATCGTAGCAGTTTTCGTGAAGGTGAGTCCCTGCTAGGCAGTCCACCTCCTCATCTGCTAGGCATTGCGTAATATGCACGATATCCATACTACCAAGTAAAATGTCAAAGACTAAAGCTCAGAGTAGCATTTCTCGACACAAGACTTAATTGTGTCAGTTGAAGTTTCAGTTCCAATCGTTTCCCCTAGTTTCTTAACTTTTGCAATAAAAGAGTCGTGCTCCTCATTTGTCAGATATATGGGAACGAGTCTGATTGCTGATGGTGGAGGTGTAAAATCTCCCTCTAGGTCTGGAACCTCTCCTTTCCCTGCTTGTTCTATGTCCAGTTCGAGTGCCCCCTTCGGGATGGTCTGTGACATAAGGCGAGAAAGCTCCGCATTTGAGAATCCAGTTACTTCGATGTCCAAGTCGGAATTGTCGATTTGATCGAGCAAGTCCTTAAGGGCTGGAATGTCGAACTCACCCGAGAGATGGTTAAGGGCGAGGTTCGCTGCTCTTTCCTTTTCCAAGGGCAAGTCCACCACCCACGCTTCGATGGAGTCCCTTCCCATAGCTTGATATATTTTAAGCCTTTGATGTCCTCCAATAATTGTATTTCCAGTCCTTGCGTTGATCGTGATTGGTTGTAGGTCTCCAAGCTCTGATATCGACTTCGTAAGTCTCCCAAGTTGCTCGTTAGTAATCTTACGAGGATTGTAAGTAGCCCCCTTGATTTCACTTATCTTAATTTTCTTTAGAAGTGGGTATTCCGTTTTCATCTATAGTAGGCTTGATTGTTTTGTCGATTTCGTCAAGCGAAGACTCATTAACCCTTTCGCCGAACGCTCCCTTAGTTTTATGGATGATCGCAATAATCCTATCGACTCCTTCCTGCATCGCTTCCTTAGCAAGTTCGGGGTCAGAGGGATTTGCCCTTCGGCACACAGAAGATGGCAACCCTTCCATCAAAGCTCTGATGGTGCTCATATAGCGGGACATTATGTTTTTGGCTAAGTCAGTCCCAATCGTCTGACCAGTACTCCTCTGCAACTGCTCGACTCGAGTTTCCGCAGTTAGCCTTCCCATTACGCTTTCCTTGTGGGCTTTCACTAGGTTCGGAAGTCTGGCGTGGTCTCGATTTACTTGGGCTTGGTGAAGGATGGCATAAGCGACTTTCTCGCTTTGCTTTGATCTAGCTAGGCAACCATAGATATCGTCTCTCATTAGGTCGCTCGCCTCAGCCTGCGTATCTTCGGGAAGACTTTTCTCAACGTCGTCGTTGTACCCTTCCAATCCAATTTTGATTGGGGGCTTTATCCTGTGAGCCTCCATCCACTCAGTAGCTATTTCGATTGAGTCAGTAGGCATCCCCTTCATCCTCAACTTGTTTACGTACTGGCGAGTGCAACCCCAAGCCTCAGCAATCTTGATTATGCTGACTTTACCATCTGGATTAGACATAAGTGTAAACCCTTATCTATAAAACACTACACGTTAAGACTCTTATCGCGGCTTCGCCACCCT